CCAGGTGTTTTTAACTTTGCCGAATCATCGTCAGATTTATAGTTTTCTGGCGTAGGTCCACCAAGATCTTCCCAACCAGTGGTTTGACCATCAGGAATATTACCTGATAGCTTTTGCATTGGTTCTGCTGCTTTTGCGCCAGCGTTAACAGCAGTTTTGGATTGCTTAGTGCCTACTTCCATTTCTTGTAATTGTGTACCACGAGACATTTGAACTCTCCGATTTTCCTGTATGAAATCTATATTTATTTATAAATTAATAAATTACAACGAATTAATAAACTCGTTGAATAAGTTTAGTTTATGCTCTTCCAATCTTTTTTGATCTATAAGAGTGTTAATTCTTTTTTGAGTTTGCTCCGCAAGTTTTTCGCGGAGAATACCTCCGTCCCAAATCCATTCTTTGCCTTCCATAATTCCCTGAACAAAAGCATCAGGAGCGGAAGGATCAGCGACAATATCTGCTGCTGTAGCAAGCATGAAGTCCTCACCAACTTCATTAAATCCCTCTTTGGTTGGTCTTAATGAACCAATACCACGAGAAGAAACCCCAAGGCAAACCCCCTCTTTTAGGAGAGATTCTGCAATCTTACCCATCGGCGTAGATAGAATTTGCGCTTTTCCAATGAAGTTATTGCCCTCTTTTTGAAGTTCTACAATTTTATGAGAAACTCTGTCAAGGTTAACAGTAGGTCCATCTGGATGACCAAGTTCTCCAAGAGCACGACCTTTATTTACATACTGTTCTGTATAACGCTTTACTTCACGCTCCATCACAGGCATACGGTACATTCTACCGTTTCTGTTTACCTGCTCTGCTTGTAGAAATACTCCTTTAATGAAGAGATTTTTCTTACCGTTTACACTCTCAGTAAGAACTTCTACTTTTTCGATTTCTTCTCTGATTAGTTTCATTTCTTTAGTTGGTAAATCCTACTTTTGAAGCCTTAATTGATGGTGTTGTCCAAATAACTTCAACTGAATATTTCTCCAAAAATTCTACAGAATTTGCGGGCATCGTAAAATACGTTGTTGTCGCTGCGCCAACTTGAGTAGATACTCCAACGGTAGCGATTCCAGTAGTATCATTATGAAGTCTTACGCATGTTGCATTACCAATGCTGGTCGCAGCTCCTGCAGTAACTTCTGTTGAAACTTCGGATTCAATTATTCGTGTTCTTTGCATTGCATTATTAACTTTAATAGTTATTTATTATTCTTCGCCAGTCTCTTCAGAACTATTATCTCCAAAAAGACTTGCGGACACAGATGGTCTAAAAGAATCTATTTTTTCTGTAGATTTTGCAAACAAAATATCTTTTATCTTATCGCTTATTTGTGACGGAGACTCGTCAGAAATAATCATATCTAGAAGATCATCCATTTCTAATACCTTCAATAATCGTTAATATTTATATTTCCCCACCTTTGGGTATCTCTGGCGCTTTGACATCTTTTTCTTGGGCCCGCAAATCTGGTTCATTTATTGGAGAACCCAAATCCATTGATTGAGATTCTGGTTCTAAAGGTAACCCTGTTTCTGGATCTGTGGGGATGCTTGGATCTGGTATTATACCTTTCTCGATTTCTTTTTTAATTAGAGCATCTTGCTCTATTATTTCTACGTCAGTCTGCTTTAAGATTTTTCTTCTCACATAATCAACGGAAAAATACTTTCCAACATATGGTTCAGCAGTTGCTACCATATTCAATCTTTCATTTAAAAGTTCAGAATCTTTTAGTTCTGAAAAATGATTATCATATAAGAAGTCATATTGAATGTGTTCACTCATAACTTCCCAATCTTCGGGAGTGATTACATTTCTTAAAATTAATTGAGTTTTCAGCATGTCATTAAACATGTTAGCAAATCTTTTTCTCAAACGACCTACAAATTTAGTAAATTTTAGTTCATCTCTTAAAATTTCAGAAGAGCGACCTAAGTTAAATCCACCTTCACCATCCATTCTTGATGGGGGAACATTTAGAGAACGATATAATTTCTTTTTAAAATACTCAATATCGGTAATTTCGCCAAGATTCTGTCCACCGGGAAGAGTAGTAATTTCAGTTCCTCTTCCACCTTCGCGGCGAGGTAACCAGAAATCTTCAAGCATACTCATATATTTTTTATCATCACGAATTTCGCCTGTATTCGCATCATATACTAATTTGTTACGATAGCGCATCATAACATCACGAAGATATTGTTCTGCTTTTACCTTCGGTAGATTTCCTACATCGATATAGAAAATTCTACGCTCAGGAGCACGAGATAATCTATAAATGACAAGTGAGTCCTCAATCATTCTTAGTTGATTGAGTGACTTGATTGCTTTATGCAAATAAGAAAGAGTATTTCCTTTATTTCTATCTACTAATCCGGATGTACAGTATGTTACTGAATCTCTGGACATTTTTATGCCCTGACTAGATCCAGTAGAATTTACATTACCTGTTGGTTGATCTCCTTTTGGATTGTAAATGAAATATTCTTCAATCTCGGGAAAATCATAATCCATTGGATTATCACTGTTAAACCTTTGAATATTGTTTAATCTATCATTGGGTTTCTTTTTATTTTGCCTTATATGTCTCATTTTCATTGCGTCAATGTAACGCAACTCTTTAATACCTTCGTGGGGATTTTTTAAATCAATTATTTTGTGATAATAGATCCTTCCATCAATGTACCAATTTCTATAAATTTCGTGACTTTTTTTATCGAAATCTAAAAGATTTAATATATGTTTAAATTCCTGTCTTATCTTTTTTTTGATACCATCACTCGCATTCAAATTATCTAAATCTATTTGAATAGGAGTATCGTTAGTATCTGAAACAATAGCTTCATTTACAATATCTTCAATAGCACTATCAACTTCTGGATGAAGTGACATTTCTCTATATCTCTTAATTAATTCAAATTCTGTTCTATATACTCCTTCAATATCAACATATGAACCAAAAAAACCACTGCTCATATAGTGGTCTACACCATCCTCATTATTTGGAGGAACTGGTGAAACCGCACTAGGAGACAGTGGTTCTGTATCTTCAATTGAAAAACCAAATAATTTCGACATTATGTATTATGTTACTAACTGATCTTTTACTATTTATTATGAAATTTCTACAGCAGTTGCATCATTTGAATTATCAGAACCCTTTCCTGCTGTCCAATATTGAACTTGGAATTCTACTGTATACTCTTCAATAGTATCTGAACTATCATATGAAAGGTCTATTGCACCAACACTTGTTGGGAAAATATCATAAAACTTATATGATCTTAATGGAGTAATTCCAGTTCCATTTCCATCACTTGAATTATTTGTTGAGTTTACAACCCCAGCACCTCTTCCAAGTTGATGAACATATGCATCCGTCATATATGAAGATGGATTTGTTGCTCCCGTTGCATTGTCAAGTTTGCTAATAATATTCATCCAACGCTCAAAAGCAGTTCTGAGTTTAAAGTCTTCATCATTAATTACTGTTACGGTCCAAACATCAAAAGTTCTATCCCCAGCAACTTTTAGAATTCTACCTCTAAAAGGAATATCAATTGGAGATACATTTGATGCAGGTAGGGCCGCAGTCTTGCAAAGAAACTTAAAAGTTTCTGCTTCTTGTCCAGCTCCGGTGCTCCAAAAACTTTGAATTTCTGATGGAAAATTTGGAATCTCAACTTCAAATAAATTAGGTCTTGCACCACCCCCAGCAAGTCTTTCTTTAAATCCAGTGATCGTTCTTAGTGTGGACATTGTTTAAACCTCCGTTTGTGATTAATTTTTGATTATCAAACTCTACCTGCTACTTCTTCAAATGAAACCCCAGTTCTGGTAGCAACAAATGTAAGAGTAATGTAATTAATAGATCTAGTTGGCTTCAAGAAGATATCAGCTCTAAATTCATTATTATCAATCACATCAGGAGTGTTATTAGTCTGGTCACAAACAACTAAGAAGTCATAAACTCCATTCTTTGCTTGAACATCTCTTAAGTATGGTTCAACAATATTAACGAAGTTAGCTCTTGTAGTTTGATTATTTAATTCAAAAAGTTGTGCCTGAGCCGCTCTTTGGAGAGACTGCTCAATAGTTAAGAACAATCTACGAACATTAATTCTATCAAAAGCAGAAGCATAGGAAAGTGCAGTTTTATCACCAAAAAGAAGAATACCAATACCTGGTTGATTAATTACAGAATTCACTCTTGCTTTATAAAGAAGATCTCTCTGAGACTTATTTGGGTTATATGCAAGTTTAATTGCATTATTTAAAATTCCCCTTTGCTGTCCTGCAGGAGAGAACCAAGGATATGCGGTTACATTAGTTCTTGACATCAATCCTGCAACATCTGCATTGCACGAAATATATCTAAACAAGTTATTGAATCTATCGTAGGTATACTTATAACCACTATCGAAGATTGCATATGACGAAGAAGAAAGTGGTGAGAAGAAATC